GCCCCGCGCCGCCGAGTTCGGCGGGCGCACAAAAGGGAAGCTTCTTCTCTTTTGCGATTCTGCAAAAGTTTTTGCAGAATATGCGTTCCATCTTCGAGATGGTTCGCCTCTTGACTCCTCGGTCAAGAGCTACGACCCTGGCAGCGTGAGCCAAGGGTCGGCCCTCTACGTACGAACGTAGAGAGAACGTTGGTAGCCTTACCAACGTACGTCCATTAAGGACGTAGTCGGCTTCGCAAAATGTCCCAAAGGACTGCGAAACCGAGGTCTTATTGTTAACAATAAGGCCACACGACAAGGCGAGGTCCTTGTAGTGTCTGAACTGGGCTTTTGTCCAGAGGGCGATGAGATCATCGCCTTTGATCCTAAAAGAATGCTTAGGATCAACGCTACTGCAGATGCAGTAGTGTATCATGGATAAAATTGTCCATGAAGCGGGCATACCCATAAAGGTTCCTGACGTGACCTTCATGCCTCGCACGGTAGAATCTCTACCGAACATCCAGGGTGGGACACCCAGGATGGATGCCGCAAGTGCTAGCACTTCGGCAGACAGCAGGTCAGTGGCCGCTGTCAAGTCGGCAGAAATAACTGCCAACTTGCCCTCAGCACGAGGGAAAGCAATCCTGGAAAGTTCAGGATCGCTGAGAGGTTCACTAACCGTAGTGAACTTCTGCTCTTCAAGCACCTTGAAGAGCTCCTCTCGAACGCAGTGAGTCACTGCGACGAGTCTAGCATCCGATTTTGTAACAATTCGGAGCTTGGCCCCCCGTTCTTGAATAACAAGGGGCTCTACCTCTCGGGGTAGTGAACGTGCGATCTGAGATCGAACGTCGCCGTCAATTTTGCGGCAGACCGTGCCTACGGATCGTAGGCCGGTACGATGGACACCATCCCGAGGATGTGTCCTAACCTCGAATGACCAAGAATTGGCATTCAGAGTAGAGAGGAAGGAAGACCTTCCTCCCTCGCTCCGCTTAAAACCTAAAGCGGAGCCCGCACCGACAAAATGTCGGGGCTCGCACTGAAGATCCTTCTTCAGGCGGTATGGAGAGAGAACTCTCTCCATTCTGTCACTAACGAGCTTAGGGACAGGTCGCGGAGGATATTCCTTCGTGACAGAGTCGACGTAATCGTCGAGCTTACTTGCCAGGTAAACCGGGTAAGTAAGGGCCGGAAGGGCCCTACGAAGCTTCAGATACTGAAGCATCTTTGTGACCGAAGTACACTTCGACACATACCGGGGCATGAGTTGCCCCAGGAGTCGGCGGTCAAAAGTACCGCCGATAACTTGCGAATTTGCTTTCGCAAGGAGGCCTTTTAGTCCCACTAAAAAGCCATCTCCGCCGATAGAGTATCGGCGGACCATGCTGGATATCCAGCATGAAGTACGAGGATGTCCTCGTACTTTAGTGCCAAAGGCACTAACGAGAGCGGCGCTTAGCGCCGTCTCGAGGTCTTGGAGTTGAACCGACTTGACCCGCAGGTGAAGTCGGGGCTTAAGCTCTGAAAATCTGGAAATTTCC